CAGGGTTCTCTGTTTAAGCGTAGAGCAGACATTGGAAGCAGGTTTATTCCCAAATGATTGTCCGTATGCGAAGCGGAAGCCAGGATACAAAACCCTTGTTATCAATTATTGAGGAGAAATTTTATGAAGATCGGCAAGAAAGCATTAAAGATGAGTTCTGGAAAGGTTAGACATTTTGCCTCTGAAAAAAAGCGGGATAACTTTGAAAACGTTGCCCGGGCCTACGCTCATGGATGGAAGGGACCGAAGAGAGGGAAAAACAAATCCCACCATAGCCCGGCTAAACCATTATAAAGGAGGTTCCTATGTCAAAGATCCCCAAAAAAGTCCTGAAGTGGAGAGAGAAGCAGCCGGCCGGAGCGATCATGTCTCCTAAAAAGTTTGAATCGGTCAAAAAGGGCGTTGCGAGGTCTGGGTCCGGATATGATCCAGAAGCTGTTGCAGGATCAAAGTATTGGGAAAAGGTAAGACAGAAATATGCAGAGAGACATTGTCCTGCAAAACCGCTATGAAAGGAGGTCTTAATTCGATGGCAAACGGACAAGGAGGAATTAAAAGATACGGGAGTTATATTGATAAGTCCTGGGAAGCGACTGGAGTAGAACCACCTCCGACGAAAATGCCTTATGGAAAGGGTGAAGTTCTTCCCCGGGGTGGTGTCGCTCGACCATGGACAGGCCCCAGGCCATGGGCAGACAAGACAAAGTCAAGCGAGCCGGCAAACGGGAGTTACGAGCACAATAGCCCTGCCAAACCACTTTGATTTTTCCAGGCGAATCTTTTATCAGGAGGATCCAATGGCAAAGAAAAGCAAGAAAAGCAAGAAAAGCAAGAAAAGCAAGAAAGGTAGCAAGGTAAGTCCAGCGAAAGCTGAGTGAATGTGGATACAAGGATTGACCTATTAGACTCACTTCTTCAACCGCTATCCCGCCAGTACGAACGTGAGGACACTCGTTCTATAATCAAATTTTCAGATTGGGTCCTGAAGCCAATCATAGTCGATGGATTCCCCTTCGGTTTTGACAAACATGAATACCTAAAAGAACCCTACGAAGATAATCATCCGTTCCAGGTCGACATGAAATCTGCCCAAATGGGCCTCACCACCAGAGCCATGCTGAGGGTGATTTACAATGGAAGGTATCGTGGCTTCCGTGGGATCCTCTACCTTTTTCCATCCAGGACAGATGTCAGCGACTTCACAAAATCAAGGATCGATCCTCTGATTAGCGAAAATCCCGACACGATCGGTGAGTGGGTGAGAGACACCGATGCAACAAATATCAAGCGGATCTGGAACTGCTTTCTCTATCTCCGAGGGATGAAAAGCAGGGTAGGATTGAAGAGCGTTCCTGGCGACTTCATCGTTTATGACGAATCGGACGAGGCAGCTCAGAACGCCGTAGACATGGCCGATGAAAGGATGTCTCATTCTATTTACAGAGAAAAGATGATGCTCTCAAATCCTACTCTCCCCGACTACGGGATCCACAAAGAGTTTCTTCTTTCCAATCAGAAATACTGGCTCCTAAAGTGCAGATGTGGTCAATGGAACGACCTGGTAAAGGACTTTCCGGAATGCCTCGTGGAGACCAAAAACAGGGTGATCCGTGCTTGCCGAAAGTGCGGTAAGGCCCTAAATCCAGCCAGGGGAGAATGGGTTGCAATGAAGCCCCGTGTGAAGGAAAGGAGCGGAAGGCAGTATTCTCAGCTCTATTCTCAGTTTGTTTCACCAGCCGAGATTCTTCATAAATTCAGGGCAACTAATAATATGAAAGATTTTTACAATCTGAAGATCGGAGTACCTTACATCGAGGCCGAAAACAGGTTGTCAGTCGAGGAAGTGATGGCACTTTGCGGAGACGAAGGGATGTCCTCTGGCGAGAAAGTGCCCTGCTTCATGGGGGTTGACCAGGGGAAGGGCCTTCATGCAGTAATCGGGAAGGACCATCCAGGGTATTCCGGGCAACTTGTTCACATGAATGTTTACAAGGATTGGGAAGAGATCTACTCTCTCATGGATAATTTTAATATCACGAGAGCTGTCATTGATGCTCAACCAGAATTGAGAAATGCAAGAGAGCTCGCGAAGAAATTCAAGGGAAGAGTATTTCTAAATTATTACAGCGAACATCAAAGGGGAAGTTATAAATGGGACGAAGAAAAGCTGATAGTTACCTGCAATAGAACAGAGTCCCTGGATGCTTCTCATCAGGAAATAAAACTCGCACAGATCATTCTCCCTAAAGAGTGTGATGAAGTAAGGATGTTTGCGAAACATCTCCACAATGTCGGAAAGAAGCTGGAAGAGGAAGAAGAGACGGGATCCAAAAGATATATCTATGTGAAGCTCGGCGACGACCACTACCGGCACGCCTACAATTACGAATGTATGGCCAGACAACACGCTTCCGGCTTGCTTTACCCGGAATTACTATGAAAAAGAAGAAGGTTATTGACATGGGAAAGAATACACAATTTATCCCGGAGATTTGGAGCGAATACATTCTGGATAAGTTTAGGGAGTTAAGCACGCCCTTCAAGGATGAGTTAAGCACGCCCTTCAAGGATTTAAATGGCCGTTCTCAGTACATGAGGAATTTATCTGAGCAGGTAAAGGAAATGGCAGACAAGGGAATGACTCCAGATGAAATTGCAGAGAAGATTGATCCCGAATCCGACACGGTGAAAACAGATAACATCGTTCATAAAACCCGAAGGTCATGGGATACTGGCACAATACTGGCGAGAACGTCATGATAAATTTCAAAGGCAGAATAGAGGGTGGGCTTATTCTTGAAGTCCAAATGGATGAGAAAAAAGAACCGGAAGAAAGAGTTTACCTCGGAGTACGGTGTGGCCTCTCCTGGCCCCTCGCAATCAATCCTGGCGGGTACTATGTCCTCGTGGCACAGGAAGGCAAAAAGCTGATGACAGGAGAGCATCCCCTCCTTATTATCAGGGAATTTAAGGCGTTGAGCCTGAGCTCATTGTTTAAAAAGATGTTCAACGACATGGGGATCTTTGGTTGTTTTGAAATATTCACAGACCTGTCGGCACGGTACGATAATTATAAATTGGCCCTCAGTCTCTTTATGAAAACGGACAGAAATTTACAGGAGGTGAGAGTCAAACCTGCACCTTACGCAGAGGGGTATGATGGCTTCATTCACGGCCACAATAACATCACAAAGTGGATTCGTGAAATTAAGGGGTTGACAATTCCAAAAGATTTCGCTATACATTCTCAATTAAGGGAGATTAGAGAATTGGATCTCAAGAAAGAACCACAGGAAAGATTTTTTGCGATGAATGCCCTGAGATATGTTTTGGGGGCATTTGAAACCTCTGCCATCCCGCAAAGCACGAAGAATCGGGTGGTGGAGAAAGGCATCCCGCCTGGAGCTTGGACATAAGCGGTCTTATTGACCGCTTTTCCTTTATGGAGACAAATGAAATGATTCAACCTCCGGTAACCACCAACGAGCAAATTGAAGCGGAAGAGAAGAGAGCTGCACAGGCGAAGGCCGAGATCGAAGAGGCCAGTGCAGCAGCGTCCCTTGGTGCATTAACCAATAATTTGCGAGGACATATTTGGTCGGCTTTTGAGAAGGCCAGGGAGGATAAGCGAGTCGTTCAGGAGAAGATGATCCAGAACCTCCTCCAGAAAAGAGGAGAGTACGATATTGTAAAATTGGCTCAAATCAAGGAGCTCGGCTCCGAGCTCTTCATGATGATAACCGATGTAAAATGTAGAATCACCCTTGCTATGCTCCACGAGATCTACAACCATCCTGGGGAAAAATCCTGGACAATCGACCCGACACCAATTCCAAAGCTAACTCCAGAGATGGAATCAGTCGCAGAATTAACCTTCATGGCAGAGCTCGAAAACTTCTTGGTGAAGGTTAAGGATGCTCCCCCCGAAATGCTTCAGTCGATCATGACTCAAGCTCTCCCAAAGTTCAAAAAAGAATTCAAGGCGGTCCAGATGGAAGTGGCGATGGAAAAAGCTGCCAACATGGAAAACAAGATTCAAGACCAGCTCATTGAGGGTGGGTTTTATAAAGCCGTCAACGAATGCCTGGCTGATCTTGTGGATCTCAAGGCCGGATTTTTGAAGGGCCCCATTTACAGAAAGGAAAAAGTGTTTGAGTTGAAGGAAGATCCTGACAGGCCAGGGAGAGCCAAAAGGGTTGTAAGGGAAGAAATAAGACCAGAGTGGGATTCTCCATCTGCCTTTGATATTTTCCCCCTTGCTGGAGTAACAGACATAAATAAAGGTGGCCTTATCGAGATCCTTCGCTACCAGAGAAAAGACCTTCAGGAGATGATCGGCCTCGATGGGTTTGATGAAGTGGCCATAAGAGAAATTCTGGAAAACTTTCAGTCCAGGGGACTCCATCAATGGACGTGGGATGCAGATGAGATCCGAAGAGCCGAGGCAGAAGGAAGAGAAACAGCCCAATATTACGATTGGCAGACAATCGATGCGATTGAATATCATGACACAATTCCTGGAAAATTCATTATGGAGTGGTCAGGAGCGCCGCTCGAAGATGACAAAACATTTAAGTATATGGGCAAATCCCTTGACCCGGATTTCGATTATCCCGTTGTCGTGTGGTTGATAGACCGGTGGGTTCTCAAAATCCAGCTTAACGAAAACCCGCTCGGCCTCAAGCCTTATTATAAGGCATCCTATATTGAGCAAAAGGGAGCGTTTTGGGGTAGGGGCCTCCCTGAGACAATGAAGGATGGACAAACGCTTGCCAATTCCGTGATAAGAGCCCTCCAGAATAACGTGGGAATCGCCTCTGGTCCTCAGGTTGGTATCGATAAGGAATCACTTTCCCCCGGCCAAGACGATAGTATGATGTGGCCATGGAAGATTTGGAAGTTCATTAGACAAGCCTTTTCATCCCAAACTCAGCCCTTCATGCAGTTTTTCCAGCCTCAAATGCACACCCAAGAGCTCATCATGGCCTATGACAAAGCCTCAAAGATATGTGACGAACATTCAGGGATAGCAGGGTTCACCCACGGAGATCGAAATATTGGGGGGGCAGGGAATACGGCCTCCGGGTTTTCCATGTTCGCCGGAATGCAGGACAGGGGAATTAAGGACGTTGCGAGCATATTTGACGACAAGGTTATCGCTCCAGCAATCGAAGCCCTTTATTATGAGAATTACGATCTTGACGATGCCCTGGAGTACATCGGTGATGTAAAGATCAAGGCAAGAGGCAGTTCCTGGTTGTTTTCAAAACAGACCCAGGCGCTGAGGCTTAATGACTTCTTGAGACTCGTTGGGACTTCTCCGATCTTCCAGCAACTCATGGGAGAACAAGGAGCGGTTTATGCTCTTCAGGAGGCTGCCAAAAGTCTAAATCTTGAAGGAAGGAAATTGGTTCCCGACAAAGAATTTCTGAAACCCGTCCCAGGAATGGGAGCAACGGCTCCGGCACCAGGGTCCACTCCGATTGACCAAGCTGGGAATAGGACTCAGGGTGTCGACACTAACGCCGCTTCGCCGGCAGGAGGATAAAATGGCTCGAACAGTTCCGATAGGTCCATCAGGCGCTGACCCATATGCGGGTAAATTGGGTTACATTCAGATCACTTGTCCGACGGGTGGCGGATCAACTCCCGTGGATTCTCCGAAGATCTCAAACAATACAGGCGTCCATCAAGGGCAGATGGTTGGGTTTAAGGTAAATGCGAATGACTGCACCAATGCCATCACATTCACCCTTATCATTGTCGATAGGGATGGAGATGTCATTTATACTTCTGGAAGCCTGAACAAGAATGCCATAACGATAGTGATGTCCTTGAGTATACCACTTATCGAGCAAGAGAAAATCAGAATAACTCCATCCGGTGAGCCAGGAGCTACTCCTTTAATTGTAAAGGCGACCCTGTATTACAACCCGGATGCGGACATCATTGCCTGGGGATATAGATGAGAGATTTCGTTCCAATGAAACTTGTTCCAGGCACTGCGCCAATCCCCTTGGAATTGGGGCAAACTATCATGGTTTATATTGAGGAAATGGTTGTACCCATGACTGTCACCAAAATTTATTCTGATGGGAGCTTTGACGGTTCCGTAGATTGGGGAGAGGCGTAAATGCAGCGACCAGACGAAGAAATTCTTAGAGCTATCGCCACCCTTGAAAATGACCCGAGAGGGATGAAGGTATTTGAGTGGTTTAGGGCAAGCCTTGACATAGCAGAGAAAGCGCTGTACGAAAATACAGTATTTAATGCGGGCAGAGTAGCAGAACTCGCAGATCTCGTCAGGCAATTTGTGGAGGCAAGAAAGAATTTAGACCAGCTTCTTAAAAAATAGGGAAAACAAAACCTCGTTGGCCACGGGGTCCCCAATATACCAAGAAAGCCTGTACTGTGCACAGCGGTACAGGCTTTCTTTTTGGGGTTTAACAAAGATTCACCAGACCGCAAAGTCGGCGGTGAAAATATAAGCAGACCGCGTGGGAAAAACCATGAGCGGCGCTAAGGAGGAAACCATGGGAGATAAATACACAGTATATCCAGAGGCGGTGAAGAAGAGAATCGAGAACACAGACAAGTTTCTTGAGGCACATGTGAAGGAAAAAGAGAGGGTATCTTCTCTGACTCCTGAACAGCTTGAAGCGGAACAAAAGGAAGCTGACAGGTTAGCCGCTCTTTCTGAAGAAGAAAGGGAAGCTGAGGCTAAAAAGAGAGCCGAAGATTCTCTCCCACCGGGTGCATATCAGTATCAGGCTGAAGAGACTGTTGATTCTCTCAAGGAAAAGATTCAAAAGCTTGAGCAATCTCTTCAAACGCTTCGGGGAAAATACGACAAAGAACCGGCAGAATTGCAACGACAAAATAACTTCTTACAGGAGCAAATTGGACTTCTTCAACAAGAGATCCTTGCCTTGAAAGAGAAACCAAAGGCTGTGGAGCCAAAAAAGGTTGTCCTATCAGAAGCCATCAAGGAAGATATTGAGGCACTAAAGGAGGATTTGGCTCCAGACATCGTTGACAAGATAGTGAAAATCAACGAAAGGACTTTTGAACTTGGGCGTGAAGAAGCCAAACAAGCCATTACGGAGGTAGCAACAAAGTTTGATGGCAAGTTGGCACTTAATGTCAAAGAAAGATTTGACAAGGAGCTCCTCGACGCATACTCCGATTGGGAAGTTATGTGGAAAACTCCAGAATTCCAGGCTTATTTAACGGAAGTGGACGAATTCACTGGAATCGAGAGGTATGCGTTTATTCAGGATGCGTTTAAAAGACTTGATTCAAGGGCTGTATTAAGGGCCTTTGATCTTTTTACGGGCAAGAAGAGACGTGTAGCCACGGAAGATAAAGACAAAATCAACATGGACAGGGACAAGTTAAAGAATAGAGTAGGGGCGCCGAGGTCTTCAAGCCCAGGAGCACCAAACCAACCAACAAAACAAGGTCAAATATCTCCCCAGGAAGCAAGGCAGGCGCTCGTTGCCCTTGCCAGTGCTTATTCGAGGGGCCAGTATAGAGGCTCCAGAGAACAGTACGACAAAGAATACGCAAGGCTTCATGCGCTTTCCAGGCAGGGGATAGGATAAAAGGAGGCAATCATGGCATTCGGGACAGCACCGGGCTATCCGGATTATTCAGCAGCGGGATCAAGTGCGTTTATTCCAGAAATATGGAGCGCAAAGCTCGTTGAAAAGTTCTACGATGCGACCGTCCTCACGCATATCAGCAATACCAATTATGAGGGCGAAATCAAGGGTCTTGGAGACAAGGTCTGGATCAGAACACGTGGTACTGCTCCGGTTTATTTGAACGTGTACCAGAAGGGTGGCGTTCTCAAGCCCCCGGACAGAATCGAATCCCCAAGAGCCCAGTTGCTCATCGATCAGAATACTTATTTCTATTTTGGGATCGATGACATCGACAAGTATCAGAGCGACATTGCCCTTATGAGCCAGTGGGCAGAGGATGCCACAGAGAACGAAAAAGTGGCAATCGACACCGATGCCCTGGCCTATGTGCTGGGATATGGTGGGTACAATCCGCTCATCCAGTATTCAGCCAGTAAGGTCTATTCGCTCAACCAGGGATTGACCGCTGGTAGGGTAAGTGGTCTTTATAACCTTGGTGCGGTGGACGCTCCTGCCCAGGTGACCACAGCCAACATCATCAAATACCTGGCCATGGCCGAAGCGGTCCTCGGAGAGGCCAACATTCCCGATGACGCTTCAAAATTCTTTATCATGCCCAGGGTTATGGCGATGCTTCTCAAGACATCCGACATCAAGGATGCGTCCATGATGGGAGATGCAACATCTGCCCTGAGAAGCGGTAGGCTTGGAAGGTTGCTGAATTTCACGTTGTATGCATCGAACCTGCTTCCATCGAGGATCGATCCCACAACGAGTCAGCTTTCCTTCTATTGCCTGTTTGGGCATCCTCTCGGATTGACCTTCGCCGATCAGTTCACAGAGACGGACTATATCGATAAGCCGGAAACGACTTTCGGGAAGTTCATCAAGTCTCTGCACGTTTTCGGTCGTGAGGTCATCAAGGATTCCGCCCTCGGCTGCCTCTATGCAGCTCCGACGATCACATAAACCAGTGTTCACTAAATAGTGAACGCTGCAATAGGAGTGAACACACTCTTTGATAAGGAGGTAAATCATGGCTGCGACACTAAATGCAACAGCATTAGCTCAGTTTGCGGGAGCTCGTCCAAAGTATCCAGAAGGACAGGGTACTATTGGAATTATGAATTTCATCGTGGATATGGCCGCGATGAAAGCAGCTCTCGGGACGATTGACGGGAGTGCTTCGGATCTCATCCAGATGTGGAATATCCCGGCGCTCACCCATATCCTCTCGGTAGCGGTTAAACTCTACAAGGCAGAAGGAGCTGCGGCAACCATTACGATTGGTGACGGAGATGCGGCGGCTGGCTGGTTGGCTTCATTCTCAATAAACGGGGCTGTCGGAACCACCAAGATGACCCTCAACTCCGATGCTAACATGCTGACCGGCGGCAAGACATACAACGCCACTGATACATTGGATATCACCTTTGGGACAGACACGGATGTTGCCGTGGCAATCTTTGGTGTCTCGGTTCTGTGTGCGTTCTACGAATTCCAGGACCTGCCACCAACGGCATGGCATTAAACCCTTGACGGGGTCTTCGGGCCCCGTCTTTCACTCTCCTTTTTTCGAGAGGGCTAACTCGTAAAAAAGGCGGGAAAGGAGAGAATTATGGCAAGAAGAGAACAATGGTCAGTAAGAGAATTAAGTTATGATCTTGGCGGTGGGAACAGGGCGGGAGTACAGCAAAAACTCCTCAATAAGGTTTTGAGGGTTTACAAGTGTACGCCAGCGGCCAAAGTCGCAGACCGCTTTGTCACATCAACCAACATGATCAATGGGGCATACACCATCGTCAATAGCGGTCTTCCTGGAGATGGTCTTGCTCACAATGTAACGGTTGCTCATGCAACGGTGGCCACAGGGACGGATACCTTGGGGACCTTGCTTGTTACGGGGTTGGACATCGACGGTAGAACAATTACCGAAACGATTACCCCCCTTGGAGACAACACGGTCCAGGGAATCAAGGCCTTTAAGCAAGTCGTCTCCATCGTTGGTTCTGGTTGGGTTATTGCTGGTGGTAATGATACCATCCTTATGGGGTTTGGAGATTTTCAGGGATTTCCTGAGTGTATTGTTGCTGCCACAGACATTTTACTTGCGGCCTTCAATACGGCTATCCTTAACGCTCCGACGGTGACAGTCGATGCCAACGTTATCTCAAAAAACGGGATCGGCCCTGCCGGAGTAGTTGGAGATGCGACGAGCGAGTTAAAGGTCATTTATCAGGTTTAATTAACCCTTCGCGGGGGTAGGAGGCAAACCCCCGCAAGAGGTTTTTATGCTGGTCAAAGACATTCTTTGGTCTGCAAGAAAAGACTATCTTGACGACACGATTCAACCTTATCTTTGGGACGATGAAGATCTCTTAAGGCATCTCAATATGATCCTTAACGAATGGTGCCGAGAAACAGGGTGCCTTCGTGATTGGACCAATCCAGCTATCTGCGACATTCCCATCTTAGCAAATAAGCATACCTATGCGATGGATTCCAGGATCACCGAGATTCATAAGGGATACCTCGATAACGGATCTCCAATCGTGTTCCCCAAAGACGATACATGGCTTGATGACAATGTTTCAAGCTGGAGAAGGATCACCGGGAATGTTCTCTGGATGATCCCTGATTATGGACTGGGTATTTTTCGAACGGTCTATTACCCGCCCCCATCGTTGGGGTACTGGTCTGGAGCAATAACTTTCACTGCCCTTGGTGGAACGATAACCCACACGATAGGTTCGACTGAAACGAATTTCTCAACGCTTCTCGCTGCCACTGACCAGGTGGTGGTCTCTGGCACGACACTCAATGGAACCACGGCTGTCCCAAAGATATTCACGGTGACCTCTGCCTCATCCAATTCGTTTACAGTAATCGAAACGGTCTTTGATGAAATTGTTGCTTCGGGAGGCATCATCCAAAAAGTTGTTGACACGATGAGATTGACGGTTTCCAGAATTCCCTTGAATCAGTTAGTTATCGGTACAATCGATACCGTCTCTCCTGAGATCCGATCAGATTATCACCCTTATCTTACTCATGGGATTCTAAGGGAAGCCTATATGAAGCAGGATTCTCAATGCCTCGATGTGAACAAATCGAACGAGCATAAGGCTATTTTCGAGTATCGGAAGAACCAGGCAAGAAATGAAAGAGATTGGCTGAGGAGAACAACGCAAACCATGAAACCTCACCCTGGAGCAATTTAACGAAGGAGACCGATGGAAGAAATCAAAGAGGAGAAGAAAGACATCGTTCTTAAGGTTCAGGATGTCATTCATGAAACGAATCTAATAATAGGAACGGAGGAAGAAAATGGCAAAGACAATCCATGATGATGTCCTCGATGGGACGTTGAATATTGTCAAGAATAATGGAACTCGTCTTTCTGTCTGTAATGCACAGCCGACAACATACACAGAAGCGATTACAACTTTCAAGCTGGCCATCAGGACGATTGCTCCGGCTGATTTCACGGGGCCAGTAGACGGGGATGTGAGCGGAAGGAAATTGACCGTGAATCAACAGGCGACAATTACTGTGGATGCGAGTGGTACAGCAACCCACATCGCCGTGTCCGATTCGGTGAATTTAAAATTGCTTTTGGTCACTACCTGCACATCTCAGGTCTTAACGGCGGGCAATACTGTAACGATTCCTGCTTTCAAAGAGGAAATAGCTGATCCCGCATGATATTGAGATTATTTATATTTTCTTCTTGTAACTTCTTTGGAGATATCGCATGGTTTGCAGTAACTTTTTAGCTTGTCATAACGAGCAGAATTTTTATGAAAATCTGTCCGAGATTTCCACTTTTTACAAGACGGGCAATATTTCCAGTCTTCTGGCACTCCGGCCTCTTTTGCCAAGAGATTATGAATCATTTTCATTCTGGAAAATCTGTCCCATTAACTGCCAATGGTT